CGCAGAATCCGATGCAGCCTTGCCAAGGGCAAGCATGGGCAGGGTAAGACCGACCATGACCTGACGACCGGCCCACTGGATGTTTTTACCCATAGTGATAAGGTTTCTTGAGAATGATCTCATAAGCCCCACAGAGAATGCTAGTCTCTGGGTAAACCTTATCGTAGATGCTTCCATGTTGTACATCTGACGCAGGAAAACTCTTGCGTTTCCGTCGGCATCTTTGTACGTGACTGCCTGGGCAGCCATAAGCTGGTTGTGTCTTGTTAGTAGCTTAGCCTGATTTTTGTATGCAAAGCTAAGTTCTTTGAGCGACATTCGCCCAGCATTAATTTTGTTGGTTACGTTGGTAAGAGGATCTTCTACTGTTGCAGCGCCAAGAGTCATGGCCTGCATATTCTTGTTTACGGCAGCATTAAGCCTCCGCAGACTTCCGATAAGCGGGTTTACATTAGCAGTTGCTTGGAAGTTAATCCTAAGGTTTGTGCTAGCCAATTACTCTGTAACCTACCCCCTCCGCAAATTTTCCGGAAGTTTTAGCTTTATCTTGCTGTTCCTTTCTTACCTTTTCTCGTAGTCTTTCGGCAAGCGGTGGTGCGTCTTGCTTGTTACTTTCTTCCCTTCGGGGGGAAGACTTAGCCTTAAACTCTGCGCCCATGACACTTGCATGAAACTCTCTGTCCTGGACCTTAACTTCCATCATCTTCGAGTATGTTTCCAGCAGTTCTCCTAGGGACAAACTCTCTTCTAGTTCTTCGTAGTTTCTCCAGGCTCCTATTGCAAACACCTCGTATTCTATGCTAGCTAAGTCTAAGTCTTCCCACCCAGCACCACCGTCGCCTTCTACAGATTTGGGTCTGCGTTAATATCCACCCCGCCTGCGACCTTCATGATCTGAGCAATGCTGTCAAGATCAAGAAGCTCCTCAAGCTCGTCAACGTCATTGTACTTCTCTTCATCAGCAGCCTGAAGAGCAATCTGAGCCGCCTCAATAAGAAGGCCGAGCCCCTCGGACTCATCCTTTGCGCTCTCGAACTTCTTTGTTACTTCCATGAACTTTCTAAGGTTCTTGATGTTTAGAGGTCTGATGTCCACGGTATTTCCGTCTTGGAGTGTGACCTTTTCTGTCTTAATTACCTTTGTAGCCATTATTTACCCTCCTTAGGTAGAATAAGTATATGCTATTTTATTTAAACACGCAACTGGGGGGTGGCACAAGCCACCCCCCTAGTCGCAACGGATCGCCTATCAGGCGAAGACGTTAGTCGGATCAGGGTTTACTGTTGTGTCACCCGGAATACGGTCAAGGATTACACCGTACTCTGAGTCACGGAATGCAGCGTCCGGGAGAAGACGGAAGCTGACGGGGTATGCCGTGTTCTCTGTGCGGCTCAGGTTAAGAGTAGCACCCTCGATGGAGAGAACGCGACGACCGAGGTACACGCGGTCGCGCGCTGCTGTTACGGTAACAGCCGGGTCTCCTTCTGTGTATGTTGCCGGAGCACCCTTACCAACGAAAGCGACCGAACGCTCAACCGGGTCAACCGGAGCGTTTCCGACTGAGAACGAAGCTACCTTGTTGTCAACTTGCTGCAGGTACTCGTCTGCCAGACCCCAGGCTAGGAGAAGGTTCTCCAGAGTTGCCTCTGCCAGGGTGGTGTTTAGAGTAACTGTCGTCATCTGGTTGAAAAGGATAGCTGCGTCACGGAACTGGTCAACCTCGACCTCACCGTAGTCCGGCGAGTATGCGAGCTCGATTCCTTCCTGTGTTGCTCCAACGTATGACCAGTTTGCGTCACCATCAAACGAGTCTTGCAGTCTTACGTCTGATGTGTTAGAAGCGAAGTCGGGAAGGTCAGTACCCTGTGCTGCGTAGTACATATCCCCATAACCAACAAGAATGTTGCGAACGTTAATCTGTGACATGTTTCACCTCCTGAGATGGAAGATGCTAACTGGCGAGGTTAGATTCACTGCATAAATAGTAGTTTATTTTGGTTAAAAAGTCAATCTGATGAGATCAATCTACCTGATCTTGGGGAGAAGTCTACGGTAAATCCTACCGGGACACCGAAGTCCCCGCCCTGCTCCATAGCAGCCTCTATATCTCCCATCTTATCAAACTCTATGCAGTGATACTCAAAGTCTACTGCTCTGTCTTGATCTACCAGCCACTTGTTAATTTCTCTGGCCGAGAGTGCCCCTTGAGATGCCATGTCTATCATAATATTGACGGCATTGTATGCCTGAGATATGTCTTTGCACCTTATGTCCATAAATATGTAGTCTTTGACCTGCCACCATTCTTTTCTGGAAATATTTCTTTCTATTTGGTAGACAATGTGGGGATATGGTGCCTCTGGCTGCTGTGCGCCGGGAAAGCATGGGATATAGCCAATAGAATCAACATTGAATATTGATCTTAGATCCTGATTTGAAAACCACCAGTCTCTTATATCGTAAAATGGTATTCTTGCGTTTGGCATTATCTACCCTTCTTCCCGCGCCTAGCCGCGTTAGCCTTCTTTTCTTTCTCTGCTCTTATATATCTTAATATTGCCACAGCCTCGGGGCTAGGAGAGCTCTTGTTTATCCTGGGAATGTTAATGTGCGTTATGGGGTTTTTTCCGTCTGTAAATATAATATTCGCCCCGGTCAATCTATTCGGAGTAGCTTTTAGAGATCTTCCAGTGAATGACAGCATCATACCTGCGGGAATAACTGTAGATGCAGCCTTCTTTGAAAACTTTGACATTGTAGCCAGTCTAGCACCAAACACTTTCTTTATTTCAGCGTCTAGCTGTCTGTTGACAACGTCACCGACCCTGACAGAATTTGCAGCTACGTACTCAGAGAAGAACTGGCTAAACATCCTATAAAATCTATTTTCCCTGCTGTAATTTTCAACATTAATAACAGAATTGGTGGCACTAGAGTACTGAAGTATTCTCATCTCCGTTCTTTTGCCCGGGGAGTTTATTCTTCTGGACGATACCACTGACGATTTCTTTATTATAGCTTTTGTGTACTCAAGATTCTCTGCTTGATCATGAAACACGTGCCTTCCTAGTCCGCTCGGATTCATCCATTTAAGAGAATAAATAGCATCATCATATACAGTCTCGTACTGAGCTTCTGAAAACATAACCTGAGATATATATCTGTTCTTTCCTTCCCCTTTTTGTTTCATATACCAAAGTCTTGCCGAGGAATCAACTTTAGGCTCGAAGGTATTAGCGGAGTCGTTCCACCCAGATTTCTTTTGAGATTTGCTGGGCGTTCCATCGCTTCTATCTACTACGCTGTCCCACTCATAAACGTGAGCTATTGTGTCCGCATTGGCCTTGGCTACATCTATCATGTCATCTTCTACGGCAGCGCTAAGCCACTCGAAGTATTCTTTTCTTATCTTACGGCCTATTTTTGTTCTTGGGTTTATTATTTCACCCGCAGAATCAATTATGTCAGCGGCCTTAATAATGTCGCCATAATCTATGATGTAAGTTACTGCGCCCTTGGTCATTCTGCAACGACCGCCTTTAGTAGAAGCTCATACTCAACATTTCTTCCGAAGGGGTCCTGAATGGGAGTTATTCCAGTTATGTGGAACTCTATGTTCTTTCTTTCGTCGTCAAGCCACAGGCTTTTGTTGGTAGACCTATCTCTTATATTTGACACACGGAATCGTCTGTTTATCGTGATGAGACCGACCTCATCAATATCTACAACCTGATCCTGGATGTAAAGCTTTACATATTCTACCGGCTCATAGTCTTCCCGCCACTTTTCTGTAGAGGCCGTTGAGGTGAATCCCGCCACGAGGATACCGTCTGCTCTGCACCTTATAACATAAGGATCTTCTCTGTTCCAGGTTCTTACAATCTGACCAGACTCGTTCTGCTGAGTTACCTGAGCATAAAAGTCTGCAAGCATCGTGTACTTTGCTGAGAGAATACGGCTTCTCATCAGATCACCGCCGCGTTAATGTTCCTGTATGCAGAAAGAATCATATCTGCATTTGCGCTTCCGGTAGTAGAGTCCCCGGTAGCAGTGAACTTCATAGACCACTGTCCGGCCTTGATATCACTTATGTATCTTTCTCTGTAGGCGGCGTCGTCATAAAAGTATGTTTTGACAAGTATCTTTGCCGCCTCTGTAATCTCTGGCGGGACGTATCTATATCCCCAGTTTCCTTTAACCACGTAAATAACACCATTCTTAAAAAATGTTTTAGGGTCTAGTTCAGATACCGGGTCATACTCATAATCTCTTCTGTTTCTTATTCTCCAAGGATTATCACTATCCAGGACTATGTACTCTGTAACATCTCTTTCTTCCTCAGATACTTTTACAGAAGTAAGACTTGTGAGTCTGGCGGGGAGCCAGAGATAGTCGCTGCCTGCGCCAATAGCTGTTTTAGAAGCGTTTACTTGAGTCCCGAAAGACTGACCGCAATAAGTATCAATAACTCTTGATACCAGTCTTTCCATCCCAAAAAGATCATAATCAGAGAATTCATTAAGTTCTCGGATCATTCTCAGACTAGAAATAGAAACATACGGGGTCACAACGAACACGTTGACCTGACCTGATCTGTTTTCTCCAGATATAGAGAACGTCCACGAGGCCCTGAGGTTTCTGTTGAACTCCGTCTCGTCCGGAGTCAGCTCATAATAATATCTTCCGGTCACTGCTACCCCATTGTAAGAAACTTGAGTAGCAGTGCCGGAATCTATTATGGAACCAACATCCCCGGTCCCCGGGTCAACAAGATCGTAATCTAATATTTCAACAGAGATAGGTCCGTCTGGGGCTGATAGATCCCCATTGCCATCCCTGATTTCAATATCAACACGACCATATGAGTTTGTGTAGACTTCTATCATGAAATAAGTATACTTTTATCTTAGTATAAAAGCAAGGTTCATGCGTAGAAGTCTCTAGCCTCTTGCGGTGTTGCCGGTCTAAACTTCTTGGGCCACGTGCTGTATGCGTGAGCAGCAGTATTAGAGGGAAGGGCTAGGAACGGGTTCTCTCTTGTGAAAGTATATTCTCCCACCTGGAAAACAGGGTTCTTTCCAGTAAATAGAACCAGCTGAAGATCAGCAGGATCTACGGCCTTCTTCTCTACGGGCTTGGGGTCTTCGATTGCTACATCGTCAGACACCCCCGTCTCAAACCGGACAATAGCCTCGGCAATCTCTCTCTTAGTAAGAGAATCACTTACCTCAAGATCGAGGTCAGCAGCCTCAGCCAGAAGCTCAGACTTTGTGTTGCCCTCGACAAGTTCATCTATTCTTGACATATTAATACCTCCTTTAATATTATACCACATTGTCTATTAAACGCAGGAGGCGTGGGGGCCGAAGCCCCCACGCCAACCTACGTTACGGGATTAGATCAGTATGCCTTGCTGCGGACGTTGTCAACAACAACGTATGCGTCAAGGTTGTCGATCTGAACACCCTGGCGTGTGTACACCGTGAACTCAACGGCGTCCTTCTTCTCAGCGAACTCGCGGTATACCTTGACCTCGCGCTTGATTCCCCACAGACGGTTGTCCGGGTGAGTAAGCTCGATGTAGCCGTGGTATGCCTCCGTCGGGTCTGAAGCGCTTGTCTCGCCTGACGGCGTGGCAGCGTCCCCAGCAGCGTATGTTCCGACGTTGTCCTCTGCGTAAAGCGGGACTTCGAAGAGCGGGATGCCGAACGGGCGCAGCGGTGATACTCCCTTCTGGTTGCCACCGGGCTGAATGACCGGGGTACCAGGCTGGAGGATCGGGAACGTTGCGTCGATGCCCAGTGAGGCAAGGTACTCGTGGTAGTCCTGAATGATACCCGAGCCGGTGAAGAAACGCAGCTGGTCTCTACGAACCTTGAACTTACGCGGCAGAGCCTTGTAAGCGCGGTTGAAGAGGCTGGTGTTTACGTAGTCACCGAGGGCGTCGATTACAGTTGCACCGTCAAGCGAGCGCTTGCGGTAACCATCGAATGCCTTGAGCAGTGCGTAACCTGCGTCTCCCGAAGTGAGAGTCGTGTCACCATTGATTGCGAGATCCTCAAGGTCGTTACCAAGCTGCGTAGCCATCACGCGAGCGATGTGGTCCTCAAGGTTCTCCTGCTCGATGTTGTCCTCAAGTGCCTCAGAAGTAAGCTCCCAGTCCAGACGGATCTTCTCCGTCGTGAGCTGGATCTTCGAGAACGTCGGTGAAGCGTTTACACCGTCGTTAACGCCCTCTGTGGCGTGGCGTGCGATTCTCTGACCAAGGTCAAGCTTGTCGATCTCGCGGACCGGAGCGGTCATGCGGATCTGACGTACTGTCTGGCCTAGAACCGTAGCGTCCCAAATGTAGTCAATGAAACGGTTAGCTTGTTCGGGGTTAAGGATTCCTCCTCCGCCGCCAGAAACAAGAGCCGTGTTAACTACCTTTTGAAATAGTTCGTTGCTCATATTCTGTTTCACCTCCTATCAGTGATGCGCGTCAACCCCGAATAAGGTCTCCTGCGCTGAGGAATCCTGAACCTCGCCAAAAGTCGCCTTCCTCATCGTCGTCCTCTTCATCCTTTAGAATGTCAGAAGACTTCTTTACAGCCGTGTCAGACTCTACAGCCTCAACACGACCATTCAGAGTGTCAAGGTTTTCCTTGATCCCTGAAAGTTCCTTCTTAAGATTTTCGAGTGTCTCTTCGAAGGAAGCCTTAACTGTCTCAACTGCATCCTTCGACTCCTTGGCAGCGTCAACAGCCTTCGAGACTGCATCAACTACGACCTCCTGGACCTTGGATACAATAGAGTCAAGACCATCTGCGGACTTTTCTACTTCCTCGCCCTCAGCGACCTCAGCCTCCTCTTCCTCGGAAACCTCTTCTACAGCCTCTTCCTCCACTGCCTCATCGGCTGACTTCTCTACAGTCTCCTCGACTGCAACGTCTGCCTCAGCAACGGCCTCTTCGGCTGTCTCTTCGACTGCTGCCTCCTCGGCAACTGTCTCTTCTACATTGTCGGTAGCCATGCTTAGCACCTCCTTCGATAGTTTGATACTCTTCGCGAGGGCTTCTATCACATCGTTCTTGTGAAGAACCAGCGTGATCTCATCTCCCTCAGAGCCTTCCTTGTTAGAAGTTTTGTAATTATCGACAGCTCTACGGATGGCTTCTGTGTCGTTTTCTTCTGCCCATCCGATATTAATGAAGCCGTCTCTTTCTTCGTGTTCGCTCAAAACAACATCTCCTGTTTCCGCGTGGTAAAGAATATTGTATTGTGATTTCTCAAGCGAATCTATTTTTGTAAGCGTTGAGAACTTGTGGCCAACAAGTGTATCTGTTGCTTCCCCGTCGCGATAAACTCTTATAAGTGCCGCGGGGTCTTCGGGGGTTCCTGTAACTGAAACTGAAGAGTCAGGAACATCAACAGTGGAGTCCTTCACAATTCTAGTGATTCGTCCACGAGCCTGACCGCCCGATGAATTCCAAGATACGAAATCACCGACAGCAAGAGCACCAGGCTCAGCCTTTTCAAGATCCGTGTAAACAAAGGTGTCTCCAATCTTTCTTACGGTAAGAAGGTTTGCTAGCGGGTTGGCGGGGTTGTCAACGAGTGAGACTTCGATAAGATCGTACTCCTTGATAACCATGTGCTCGGTTCCAGAGTCAGACTTCATTACCGAACGCTTCTTGATCTTTCCACCAATAGAGAAGCCCTTGTAGGTTCCGTCAAGAACCTTCTCCCAAGTGTCTTCGGCTCCCTTTGAAACCTTGGCAGTAATATACACACCGCGGTAGATCTTGTTGTCTTCTTCGTGGAACTTCTTTGCCTCTTCGAAGTCAACTAGGGTGCCGACAGCATTGTTGGTGTGCATCTCTCTGAGCCCACCGCGGAATCTGCGGAAGGCATCTAGAGATGCGTCTGCGTCAACGATGTCCCCGTGGGCATCGATGTTGTCGAGGGTGGCAAACCCGCTGACGGTCCTTTTTTCTTTGTCTACCTTGGTAAAAAGGACGCCGACACTTACCCTTTCTTCTGCCGCGCTAAATGTTGTGTCTGACATTGTTTAAATATATTAGGTTATATCAGCTATAAACGCAAATGGTAAAGGCCAATTTACTGGCTTCTACGGGAACCTTCTCCGGATAAATTTGATGACTGATCACTCTGGCTCTGGTTGGGACCACCGCTTTCGTCAGCATT